ACTGAGCAACTACACTAGGGTCTAGCTTTGCAAAGTCCCCATAGGTAGCAAGCATTGTCGCAACTTCACCTGCAACGGCCTTATATTCGCGTACAAAGCCATCAATGGTCGTTAGGTATTCTTCTTCAATCAGTTTCCGTAGTTCCGACCTAGCTTGTATAGCCCATTCTAAATCGAACAGGATGCCGTCTTTAAGGGGTGCAGTAGCTAGGTAATCAACTATCCTTCTCTCTAGCTTTGCAAGCGCCAAAACGAGCTTTGCTTGGTGTGCTTCAGCCCTAGCAATGACATCCTTTAGTTGGTCAGTATCAACCGCCATTAGAACTGTCCTACGTTACCATCACCTGCGGATTCTTCTTTAGGCTCAATGAGAGCGTCACCACCCTCAATGTCATCAAGGCCAATCTTCTCTCTGACCTCGTTAGCAGTAACAACACCCGCGTCAATGTGGTAGCTGTATATCTGAGTTTTATCAGAGAAGTCGCCAAGGACAGATGCTTTCTCTTCAATCTCTGCGTGAGCTTTAGCAAGAGCCTCATCATCCAGAATTAGATCGCTGATCTTCTTGTCAATTTCCATAGCAAGGGTTGCAGACTTAACACCTGTAGCCCTTAACTGCTGAAGGAACATAAGTTCTTTATCGTAGTCTCTAAGGTCGAATGCATCTGGATAGAATATCTCTACGTCAGGTGTAACATCTTGCCAATCACAGAACAACAACCATATCTGCTCTTCAGCCAACTCTAGCAAATCAGCCTTCTCCGCAAGTTTAGCATTAAGCATCTGAAACTCAGTAGCCATCGCAACGCCTGACATAGTAACTGCCTCAGTACCACGAACTGCACCCATATGGCTCATACGGTTAATAGCTTGAATCTTGTCTTGAATAGATGCTCTAACAGCGTCTAGGTTCTGTCCACTAGGCTGTAACTGGTAAGGTTTTAACTGAGCATCCATATCATCAGGCAGGTTAATGATTGCACCCGCTCCTGCTGAAGCGTCTGTGCCAAACGACTTGACCAAGGTCGGATGGTTCGATATCCGAATAAGCTGTTCTATCTCTGATAGCTCTTGGTAGATAGCTCTCTGCATATACGCGGCATCAGATATGTCACTAAGCCCAATGCCTCTCGTCACGCTACGGTTAGCAGGTAAGAATACAGCAGGGATACGACCAAGCACGTTATCATCAACTTCGACTTGCTTGTCTAGATCATTGACCGAATGCCATAGCTCAACTCTGTCCTTATACCAGACCCTGTAGTAGGTCTCTGTAGTCGTTTCGTCAACACGGATAACGCTTTCCCTAACCTTTAGGTAATCAAGCTCAAAACGGCCGCTAGGGGTTCTAACCCAATTCCAATCCAGAACATTCTCAGGGGTAAACATGGTGACATAAGGTCGAATATCTTGCGCTAACTCTTCGGCCTTTGTTCCTGCTGTGGATTTAGGCTTGTCAAGCATGACCCATACATGACCATATACACTCGCCCATATCTGACACTCACGCATAAACGAATTAAAGCTACGACCTTCTAGGTCACAGTCATCGAGAAAAGGTTCAAGGGCAACGTTGTTAGCCGCGCTGTTGTACGATCTTGTCGGAGGGACGCGCCATAGAAAGCTAGAGTAAATATGCACTATGTTTTTGCAGTGGTTATCAACTGGCGTAAGGTCTAATCTGCGATCATAGTCATCATTTGTTTCTGAAATATAGCGCGTTAAATATGCGCCATTAAAATAATCTGCTCCACCCAAATAGCTTCGGACATAGAACTCCCATCGGCTTTCGTATTTGTCATAGTCAGGGTGTGTTGTATCTGCGTTCAATCTCATCAAGTCCACCTTTGTGGTTGTGGCGTAGCGTATTCAGTGCGAACAGGAAATAGGTACTCCACGAGATAGCCGAGCGCATCGTTCATGTGATCGTAGCCATCATCTTTGTTTGGAATGCTAGTTCCCTCTTTGTACGTTTGCCGCTCCAAGCTCTTAATAGTCTGCTTGCATTTTGGGCTGACAAACAAATGCCGCTCACCATCTCCAGACAGTAACCGACTGTTCACTGCGTTGACTCTATCCCTGATCAATGCGTGTGAGTTTTTCGCCTTAACGCTAAATCCTGCGTTCTGTAAGATCGACAAATCTGTACGACCACCTGCGCTTGTCTTGCGCTGTCTTGATGCAGGGTCTGGATAAATAATGATACTGCGTCGAGGATAACGGCTTATTATTTCCGCAACCATCTCATCAGTGTTAGACCCATACATGACAATCTCGTCTACCGCATACAGCTTCCCGCCTTTACGTATGCAGATAACGGCTGACATGGGATCTAAATTGAAATCCATCCCTATGTGAAGTGTACCATTATCATCGTCACAGGCCAATACAGACTCTTCTCTATTAAATCCGTAGTAAATAAGACCCGAATACGTTACGAATGCCGCTTCATACTCCTGCTTAAATGTTCTTTCGTCTAAATCGCTTCTAGCCGCTTCAATTTCTTCTGGAGGCACGTTGCCACCATTGAGGGTTGTGTACTGAAAGCTAGACCAATCATCAGCGCCATCCATGCCTTTAGCCCACAGGTCATAAAAGTGATTTCGTCCACGAGGTGTCCCAATAAAAACGGCAGAGCCTTTACGGTCACTTAAACTTGGCCTAATTACTTCATACCAAGCCTCTGGACGCATATCCGCGAATTCATCAAGTACCACAAAGTCGAGCGCCCTGCCTCTCAAGTTGTTTGGCTTTTCTGCGCCTTTTAACGATATGACAGAACCATTTATTAGCCTAAGAGTTAATGAGCTTTCGTTGGTCTTAGATATGTACTCAAGAGGGATTGTGTTTATTAACATAGTCCAAGCGATTTCTTTAGCTGATCCATAGGTAGGAGCAACATACCAGACGTTTCGATTCTTTCCGCTGATAGCTGACCGCATAATCTCGCCAATGCAAAAGAACGTCTTGCCAAATCTTCGCCCTGCAACGATTGTGCGAAAACGAGACTGATCAACAAATATTTCACTCTGAGGGAGCGTTAATTGCACGACCATCCACCACAATATTAATTTGAGGTATTTCTTGTGTTTCGGCCTCTTGCTCTTTCCATCCTGCTTGCGTTGTCAGATAGAAAATATTGGCCGCTACGTTACCCGCTTTGGCTAATTGTATAAGGTTAGACCCCATACTAGCGCATTGTCTAACTCTTCCTTTTTTATAAGCGTCAGAAACTTCGGGTTGTCGTTCTTCAATAGCCCTTAAAGTAGTCTCAGATATGTTGAAATAATCAGCGACTTGTCCTTTCGTAAGGACTGCGGCTAATGCTTCGACTTGCGTTATTTGGTCAGAAGTAAACTCAATAATCGGTCTACCACCGCCATCACCTTGATTGCCTAACTTCATCTTACACCTTTGGGAAATTTGCTAATGGGTAGAATACTAACGTATTACGATACCCCCCTGAATGAGTTGGCACAATAGGCGTTACGCCATGCACGTTTCTCCAAGCAGGGTAATACAGCATAGAGTTATCCCTGCTGTCTACTGTTGCACCATAATCAGGTACAGTCGTGCATCCCCCTGTGCTGTTGCTTCTTTTTGTTATGATGACGTTAGAGCATCCTTTTAGGTTGCCGTTGTCCCTATGGAAGTCAGCGGCTATGTTGAAGTTTGAAATACTGCTCGTAAACAGGTCTCCGAACCTCCATTCTTTTGCAATGTTTTCAGCGATCAATTCTTTCTGTTGCTCATACAGTTCTGGAGTGATCTGTTTGACTATCTGCTCACTTTCTTTTGCAAGCATAAGCATCGCTTTGACAAACGTGTTTGCGCTCTTTACTCCGTGAACACTGCTTCTCGTAGGATACGGTCTCCTCATGTGAGGCTTGGGCGGGATAGAGCCAAGTATAGTTGAATATTGTAATACCTGTTTTGCCTTATCATCTTCCATAAACCCACTGCTTCGTTTCATCAAACTTTTGGGTACATTTTTAGATCGTAATTCTTTGTCAGCTATGTCAGCTAATTGAGCCGCTTTTTTGCTGTATTTAGCAATGTCTTTAATATAAAACCCTATAGGCTTTCCATCAATTAGGAACAATGAATCCTCTAAGACGTTTGGGTCAATATGCCCGCAAGTGTCGCCTACTTTTACACTATGCTCTATTTCCATCAATTCAAGATTCTTCATTTTACTTTCCTCATGCAACTTTTAGCAAAACCAGATATGTCAGCTTTCACATCTAAGCGATTCGGTTTTTGTTTTAGCTGAATCCAAGGAGACCATGTTAATGCCAGTTTCTTTGCGGCATTACTATCTCGGTTGTTCTTATACCAATCGTGGAGTCCACCTTTATTAGTCCCGACAACAGGCGTATCAAAAAACACTCTGTTAAACCTCAATATCCCATGCCCTTGCTCTATACACTGGAAGCAAAAGTCTCGGTCTTCTTTAGTGTCCTCTCTATAACGCCAGTGGATATTCCGTACGTTAATCAGTACGCAACCTTCAACAAACTTTGAGTTGATAGACACTGCTTGTTTGGTACTCCACGCAAAAGCCCTAGTCCCTATTCCAACTATCTCAAACGGCAACTGAAACGCTTTCTCAGATACAGCCCATAATTCGTCAGCACTGGTCTTCCTAGTCTTTCCGTCAAACTTCCCAAACTGGGTGATATCATCATCACAGAACCACGCCCAATCTATTTGATTTTCCTTGCACCAATCAAGCATAAAATTGCGAACGTATGTCATCCCCATGTCATTAGCTTTAATGCAAATCTTGTTAGTGACGCGATAACTGTCTATGTCTTGCGGCTCAACAAAATGATAGACGTGAAACCCTGCGGCCTCAAATAGTAAATGCGTCTTTGTCTCTGGCCTCCCCTTAGAAGGAATGCAGACAATCAAAGTTTAGCCTTTTCTTTACGGAAATAATCTACGATAAGACCGCCAACATAAGCGCCCTCACTTCTCCAGAATTTAATCAACTCCGCGGCTTCGTCATAGTCTTGTGATTCAAACTCTATCTGTATGGCTCTTTTAACTCCGTCCGTCATATCCGACAAATCAGAGTCTAGTTCATCATCATCAAGGATAGAATAATCAACATCATCTTTGAAATCAGGCAAGACGTCCCAACCCAATACGCCAAGATCAAATTGGGAGTCTGACAACGCCTGTATTTCAACCTTTAAAAGCTCGTCATCCCACCCAGAATTTAAAGCTAACTTATTATCCGCTATGACGTAAGCCTTCCTCTGCGCTTCTGTAAGCCCTTCTAGCGTAATAGTAGGCACTTTATCAAGTAGAAGCATTTGAGCCGCTTGTAAGCGCCCGTGACCCGCAATAATGCCATCCTGCTCGTCAATCAAGATTGGGTTAGTAAAGCCGAATTCTTTTATACTTGCGGCTACCTGCTGAACCTGTCGCTCGCTGTGAGTTCGTGAGTTGTTAATATAAGGAATAATCTCCCCTGTAGATTTATATTTTATTGATAGCATCTATACCTCTGTGCCAAACACTTCATTAGTCTGAGCGAGAAGATTATCGGCTGTTAGTTGAGTTGATGTTGCTCTATGTTCCTTTAGCGCATCAAGTCTATTGTCTACATGATGACACCAGTGGATCAGTTCTGCTTTTACTTGGTATTGCGGAACTTCGGTTTCAATGATCGAAAGCATAATGCCATTGAACATATCAAGCAGGTTATCAAAGTCATTTTCATAGCACTCTTCAACCCGCTTTGTAATATTAAAGTCATTCATACAGCCACCATAAAAGGTTAGGTGACTGTATTGTAAGTGATTTTGCTAATTAATGGAAATGTAAACTATAGGTCTTGTTTGGCTACCGCGCAAAGCGATATTACTACGAATATAAGCATGTAAAGGATCACGACTGCCTCTCTCTGAATGAATGGAGCGGCATTGTATATTCTAGTATATATAATTAATAATGATGATTATGGATGGCCTTTATACCAAAAAGTAATAGTCCGTTGCGACCACAAGTGGACAAGGCTTGCTCAAAAGGTCGGGGAACCTCGGTCTATTTGTTTCTCTCATCGTATCTGTCTTGCGCGTCCCTAACCATTAAATATGAACCCCGCATTAGAATGGCTAGAATAAATGTTGCTGTAATCGTTCCTAATACTTCAATCATTTTATTGCCCTCTTTCATAGCCCGCGAAAGGCTCTGGTTGAACATGATTTAGCTCGTCATAGATTTCTTGAACTAAATCGCGCAAAGTTGGCTCAAGCGTCAAATATATAGCATCTTTTAGCATGTGAGAAACAGCGTTAGAATTTGTATTGTAAAGAATATCTAAAAACTCTTGCTGATTAACAACTGTAGGAGGTAAAACATCGTCCCACCAAGAAGTCATTTTTAATAAAAACGCATAGCATAACGTGTCTTTATCGTGACCATTCAATTCAATTAAATCACCTTCCCAGTTTTTATAATCTGGCTGAATATTAGACACCTGCAAATTAAGGTCTTGATAAGCTAGTGACATCATTAGCACACCCCCAGATTAAGGCAGTCATTAAACGCCATGTTGGACGCTAAACAGTACAAGGTAAAAGCCACTACTGCCAAGGCAAAGCCAAGGCGGTTTTCACGTTTTGCATTAGGTGCTTGATCGTTGATTTCAGTGTAACTCATAGAATATTTATTCATACTTCACCCCCTACAAAAACGTCTAAAGTAATAGTTTCGTAGATTTCTTGCCAGTTTATGCCTTCAAAATCTAAAAAATCTCTAAGCATTAATGAAGAAAGCTCCACTTCTGCTTGGATCACATCCATCACCATATTTTCTAATGTTTCAGGAGATAAGGAAGCATCTTCTTCTAACTCTTCTCTGATTATTTCGCCAAACCAAAGATTAATTAACCAAGTGTTGCGATTAGTCCAACCGTTGTAATCTGTCATTGTAATGCCCTTTATTTATTGAGTGAGGTTTAATGATGCGCCTGATTAACTTAAATGTAAAGCATTTTTTAATAAAACAATTTACATATCGCCTATTCTGTACAGTTCTTGACCAATCTTTTCTTTCAATTCCCGCTGAAACTGGATTACCTCTTCTCTATCGAACTTCGGTGAAGCCCTCCACGCTAGTTTTTGCATTGCTCGAATGCGTCTTGCTCCATACATATCTTCCATATAAATGCGATAGGCTTCTTGAATCTTTGTTGTCTTCATACCCCATTGGTTACAGGCAGGACATTGAACATGGATGTTCTCTTCAAAGAGCTTAAAAACAGTGTGCCGTCTGCTATAAAAGTGGCCTCCCTGCATTGCAGTATAGTGATCTACCTTGCCGCAAGTTACACAATGACAATATCCATCATCATCAGATGCCTTTAGTCTTACATAGCGTTGTAGGAGCTTGGCCGCTTTCTCTACCTCTTGGGCGACTGTTGACTTCTTACGAGTCGCCATTTTCTAGCTCCTTTTGTATTAAGAAATCGCAGTAATGTTTTATTTTACGTAAATCTTCAACGCCACCCTTCTCACGCCACCTAGTAATATATTTAACAATCGACCCCTCACAGAACCCCAGTTCGTTTCCCATGATGTATTCTATAGGTTGGTGCTTTTTCTTGGCATAATGATCGCCACCAATCTGTATACTTAATGCGTCCATCCTTCGTCCCCTTTAAGTGTAAGTTCTATTGGGCTGTCAAGATCGCAAACAGGGCAAAGCCCATAACCGCAACTGTCATCTCCCAACCAGTAATCAAGGCTATGCCCACAATCACAAAAAAGTTTTTTAATGACAACTTCGCCAGACCGCAACTTTACAACTTTGCTCATTGGCTCACCTTAATTTTGACCCGCGAATCTTCACCGCTGTCTTTGTGGTATACGATTGCCGTCATTGATCGTTCTGCTCCGTAGCCCGAATCTGAATGCCACTGGTCTGTAGAAGTGAGCGACCCAAAATGCTCAAAATGCATTGACCCGACTTCTCTTGCAGTGTGGTGGTGGATATGACCAAGGTGGCAATATCGGTTCTTGCTTTGACTCCATTCATTGTCTAGATTCTTTATCACAGTCTGTAGAATCTGTTCATGCTTTATTCTGTCCCCATGATGAAACACAAATAGATTATTGTGCCATTGTAGGTGAATGAACTTTGAGTAGTTTGGTAACACTTCAACCCTTGGCTCTTTGTCATACAAAAGCTCTAAACAGCTAGACAAGTGACACGCCATATCGCTGTCGTGGTTGCCCCTGACGTTGATTACTATTACCCTTTTATGAGTTTTTAGCATCTTATCTATAAGTATTTGAAACAGCCGACCACCTAGCTTAAATGTCTTGCCAATTCTGGTATCAACATCCACCCTAGTTCCTGCTGTGGTTTCGTTCTTACTGGAGTCAGCATGGAAAAAGTCACCCACATTCAGTAGCACTCCTACCTCTGCATCTCCTACCCGATTGGCAAGCCGCTCCGTTGAATCCAAAAGAACCTGACTAGCGATTTTTACGTCCCAATCTTCATCGTCAAATTTAGTCTCGCTGTCAGCAAGCATCCCAAAATGGTGATCGCCTAGAACATACATGGCAAGGTAGTCAGAGTTTACCTTTTCTGGGGCTTTTACTGCTGTTTTAAAGCCGCTTAAATCGTCTTTAATACCATCAATCATTAAGCCTAAACGCTCTTTTAGACTCTGCTTTTGCGGTTCTTGGATGTGCCACTGCAAAGCAACAGACCCATCTTCTTTGTAGGCGGTAGACACTCGCTTAGTTTCAAATCCTGCGGCTGTCTGGTGAGTCAAATCCCTATGGGGTGCAACGCCTTTACTGGCGGCTTTTCCCTCCAATCGTGTTACGGTCTTATCCACCGAACGTCGATTGATTCCTAATACCTTTGCCGCTTTACTAGCCGACCCTTCGCTGATTACCGCATCAATTATTTCGTGCTGTCTGTCGCTTTCTGCAAACTCTTTTAAAATCCTTGGGTCAACTTTCTGATTTAACATCATGTCACCTGCTTGGTTTTTAGTTTTTGGTACTCGCTTTCTCTAGGTATTAACAAAGGAACGTTGTGTTCTATTGCCCAGTGATAAACTTCATCCATAAAATGCACCATTTCTCCTACATCCAATTCGCTAGTTTTGCGGACTTGATTGTCTACCTCATATTCTTTGCCAATCTTAACAGTTTCGACACCTAAAAAGCGATGTTTGAGCATTAATTTCATATTCTCACGAGTGCAAGTTGGGTTCTTTGTTATAAACAAATCAGACATTTGCCCGCACCAATGATGGAACAATGCGTTCTGGCTTGTGGTTCTAGGGTTTTTATAAGGCGTTAATTTAAAGCAAAGCGGGGCTGAATAATCCCACTCCTTAATTCGTTTAATAATGTAGGGAATTTGCTTCTCAGCATGGGCAAGATTATTGATCTTGTTGTTATCACCTTGACTCATATTATTGCCCGACCTAACCACTTTTGGGACGTTGTAAGAGTATGCGGCTTCTTTGCTTGCTTGTTTGTCTTAACCTCCCCAGACTTGCGAAGCTCGTAATCAGTACAAGTATTAGAATCATTTAGACGATACCGCAAAAGGTTGTCAGTCATTCCAGTGATTAAGGTCAATTCTTTTACAGTGTATTGTCCGCCATCAACTAGCCGTGGATGATCTCCAATATAAGTAATCTTTTTAGCTATGCTTGGACTGCTCATTTTATATAACCCCCTGCGCGTTTTTTAATTGGCCGTCATAATAATAACCGCGAGTTTTAAGATAATGCGCTTTCATCATCTCTAATTCTTCGCCTGATAGCCAACTAACGTCCGTTAATTTCATATCCATAGTCATAGCGCGTAGGCTGTCAGGTTTCCTGTAGCTTTTTGCTATGGGAGAAGAACCACCCTGACTCTGTGCGCGTGATAACCAAGAGTTAATAAAGCGTTTAATACCGCCCTTTGTTTTGCGTCTTGATGGGTTAGCGTCAAGCCAAGATTCCATTGCGGCTAATTCTTGGTGTACATTAACTGCGGGGTAGGCGCGTTGCCATGCTATGACATCGCTGTCTACCGTTTGATATGTGTCGCCAGTTACTAATTGCATTTTGTCGCCTTTTTTTGATTAAGGTTTAATTAAATACTATTTCTTATAGAATGTAAACGCTTATGTAACTATTGGAATTTATGAGCCATTAAACGACCCCACAAACCTTCAATGGGAAGCAATTCATCGTGCTTTAAAAACAGCCTTTCACCATAACCAAAATCTTTTCTATGTGCTTTTGTCTGGAACTCACTTCTTGGCATCCAACCGTTTACCCTCATAACATTTGGATTTTCTGTTTTCCCAACTAAAATGGCAATTTGTGATTTAAATTTTGGCATTGAGTCAAATATTAAGTTGCCATATTCGGCATTAGTAAATTTAACATCAATAGTAAAGTCATCAAACCAAAGGTCAACCCCTCCATCTGTCATCACATTAACAGTAGGCAAATCTAACCCAAACAACCTTGCAACCGCAACTTCAGCTTTGAAGCCGTAAACATTAGCTTCAACCCTGCTTTGCGTTTTGTTTTCAAGTCTTGGAGGGAAGCCTTGCATTTCGCATAATTTGACAGTATCAGCTCCCATTAACTGACATAAATGAGCGTCTTGTTTAGTTAATTTTATTTTCATTTTAAGTCCTATGGCTCGGCAAGCCTCGCCCGATTATTTAATGGTTATTTTTTAATTATGTTTCTTATTATTTACTTCGTTTACTTAATGAAACTTTTTAATAGATGTTATAACCCTTTTACTACGGATAGTAAATTTAAGATCGAAGGGATAAACAGCTTCGCGGTTAATAAGTATTCGTATCGTATTTCCAAACTATTCACAGATAAAAACCGATTTAACTGTGAGGCTATGTGCGGAGGGTCAACCGCGACTATGGCATTATTTAAGGATTTCGCCACCTGTTAGGGGTTGTGTCAATTCACAACTGCTCTAGCCCGAATACTTTTATCATTAAATATTATTTTAACCAAAAAGTAAAACTATTATTTATTTATTTACCAAAAGGTTTACATTAATATAAAAATAAACTAGAATGTAACCTTACTCAATAAAAAAAGGCAATAACATGAAAATTGATACATTAGAAAAACTCGAGATTTTGTTATTTGGTTTGCAAGCAGGAAAAGAGTTAGATGTTTCTGTTGAATGCGGAACAGGTAAACATTTAATTTTTGGGGATTTTGACGGTTTAGGATTTAGAATAGGGAACGACTTAATAATTGATGTTGACGGAGCAGAGGCTAAAGAATGCTATTTAGTTGAAGGTTGCATTTCTATTGCCAAAAAAGACGCTAAACAATGGTATCAACACATCAATGAATTTGAATTAAGCGATAAAGAGCGCGGAGAACGTGATTGTGTCACAGGCTATCCCGCATTAGTAGGCCAGTCTGTTGATTATGATAATGGTTATAACGAGCAGTATGCAAAAGAACAAAACCAAGGGAGTAAAGAGCAATGAAATCAAGTGAGTTAATAAATGAATTGGCTAATGCGCTATGTAATGCACAAGGCCAAATGGGGGGTGCTGTTAAGGATTCATCTAACCCTTTCTTTAAATCAAGCTATGCCGATCTTACTTCTGTTATTAAGGCAATCAAGCAACCGTTTTCTGATAACGGATTAAGCTACACCCAGTTTCCAGTTAGCAACGAGCATGGGGTTGGGGTATCTACTAGGTTGATGCACGTTTCTGGTCAGTGGTTAGAGATGGAATACACTTTACCAACGGTTAAGAAAGACCCGCAAGCATCTGGCTCTGCCATAACGTACGCAAGACGGTACGCTTTGCAATCAATTGCAGGAATACCAACAGCAGATGATGATGCTGAGTCGGCAATGTTGCGCGGGGACGATAAGAAAAAAGTTAATGAAGATCAGGTAATCTCTATCAAGAAATTACTTGATGAAACTAAAGTAGATCAAACTGTGTTCCTAGAGTGGGTAAAAGTTAAGTCGATTAGCGAAATCCTAGCAAGCAAATACGACAAAGTTGTTGCCGCTTTGGAGGCTAAAAAGAAGCCTATGACTGACGATCAACTTGCCGCTGTAGGCAAAAAGATTGCAGGAAAATGATTATCTTAGACCACGAACAAGGGACTGAAGAATGGTTTGCCGCACGATTGGGCAAGCCATCTGCAAGTAACTTTGGCAAGCTGATTACTGCTACTGGTAAGCCGTCTACCAGTGCTGATGGGTATATCAATCAATTAATCGCGGAACGTCTAACAGGGAAATCTGAGCCGTTTTATGTCAACGACCACATGGCAAGAGGTACTGAGTTAGAGCCAGAGGCTAGGGAAGCATACGAGTTTATCACTGGAAAAGAGGTAGTTGAGTTTGGGTTTATCCTTGATGACAGTAAACAGTTCGGCTGTTCACCTGATGGTTTTGTAGGGACGGATGGGGGGTTAGAGATTAAATGTCCTGCCGCAACAACAATGGTTAAGTATTTACGAGACCCTCAAACATTGGTCAAGGCTTACTACCAACAAATACAAGGTTGCCTTTGGGTTACCGATAGCCAGTGGTGGGATGCGTTCGCCTATCATCCTGAAATGCCTCATGTACTTGTGAGGGTAGAACGTGATGAAGAGTTTATAACTAAATTGGCGGTTGAAGTAGAAGCCGCTGTCATTGAAATAAAAAACCAAATGGAGAAATTAAAATGAAAGTAGGAATATCTGTAAGAATCGACGTGACCAAGATTGACAAATCACGGTTATACAAAGGGGCGAAAGGTACTTACCTAGACCTAACAACTTTTATTGATACTGAAGTGGCAGATCAATATGAAAATCATGGCTTTATTAGTCAAAGCGTAGACAAAGAAGAGCGGGAAGCGAAAGTGCAAACGCCTATTCTGGGTAATGTAAAAGTCTTTTATACGGACGGACAGCAAAGCGTAGGCCAAACAAGTCAGGCCTCTAGTCAAGCAGTAAGTAACGAAGAGCTAGACGAAGAGCTAGACGAAGACATTCCGTTCTAAAAACCCCCCCCTTTCGAGGGGGGAAACCATAGGATTTGTCAGTCGGGGAAACTGACCCACACAATATATCACAAGGACTAAAACGATGGAATTAATTGACGCAGGAAAATGCATTCGTGCCGCTCAACAAGAGCAAGGCTTGTCTAATGCTGAATTTGCCCGACTAGCAGAAACATCACCACAACAAGTAATCAGGTGGCGTAGAAATCAGAATATGAAACTGCACACCATGCAAACACTAGCAAGCGTTCTAGGTGTTACGCTAATAGATTTAATTAGCTAGTATGACCAGATAGCAGGGGAGGGGAAACCCTCTTCTTCTGTGCAATCATCTAAATGAATAAACCGACCACCACCTTTCTGCTGTATACCGATTCTTTTTATATCGTGCTTTAAGGCCACTCTAATGATTTCTAAGGCGTTTTCTCCGTTAGCTAATACATCTACCGCCTTTCCGTAGGTATGCGCTCCTAGACGCTCTTTACGCGCTTCTATGGGGTGTTGAGGTGATCTGTAAGCACTGGACAAGGGAAACGAAAATCCACACTCTTCACGGATAGCATTTAGCTTCACTAAGAAGTCAGGGTCAAACCCTTCTTCGCCTGTTGCCTTGCACTGTAATTCTTTAGGCTTAAAATAATTCTTTGGTGCTTCTTCTTTTTTAGGTGATTTAGCCATGATTATTTACCTTGTATTTGTTTGGTCTTCTCAAATGATCTCATGCCGCCAATCCCTAAGAGTCCCATTAAAATAGGCATTAGTGTACTGCCATCTGCTTGCGGTATCTCTACGCCAAAACCTGCGGCTATCGGGGAAACTAAGTAGTTGACGCCAAGGGCGAGGACGCAGACCCATCCTGTGGCGGGTCGCCAAGAACTTTGGAACCAGTTCCCTTTGGCTTCTGCGGTGTTGAGCTTAATCTGAGCGACTGCGAGTTCCTGCGCGTGGCGGTCTGAGAGCGTTGCAATCTCATGCGCGAGTTGCTGTTTAGTGTCGGCATCAGGTATCCACTTCTCCAGTAATCCAGTGACAGGGGCAATCAAAGACTCTAACATTATGCTAACCTTTCAATTAAAAACAGGCCAATAATAAGGGGGTACATTCCCCACAGCATCATTTCAGATTTTTTAAATCTTTCTGATCCGTCATCAAGGCGCTTCTCAATGTTCTTCATACGCACAGCGCATTCACGCTCGTGAGCTTCGAGTTTTAACAACGCCTCTTTGACAGTAGCCATGTTAGTTTATCTCTTCCACGGCTTCATCAACCTCTAGCTGTTGAGTCAGCATATTCATAAACGCTTGACGGCCTACACTGAGTTGGTCAAGGTTAAATTGAGTGCTTGATATTTTACGATCTAAATCAGCAACATGATTGACCATTGCTTGCTGTTCTGGGGTTAGGTCTTCAAATAGATATTCTGTATCGTTGATCGTGATGGGAGTTGTTTTTTTCTCGCCCATGTTAAATCTCCTTAGTTAGTGAAGTTGCATTCTAACTTACTTTAGCGGGTTGCTCAAATAGTCCATTGCAGACCACAAATCTTCTACTTCTCTTTTAATAGTTACAACTCTTGCTTCAAACCCAGTAACTTTTTCCGTCACTAACTCAGCTTTCGTTACAGTACCTTTCATTGCTTCAATTTCTTTTTCAAGCGAAGTAACATTATCATCAATTAATAACAATTTTTGTTGCTGATCTATAATTGTTTGAAGGTTTACGCCTAAAGCCGCAAGTTTCCCTTGTAACTGGGAGACATCATTAGCGGATAACTCCTGCTCTATAAGAAGAATTTTTTCTTCTAGTGGCACAATGTTTGGGATGCTTACAACCTCTACAGCTTCTAGTCGCGCATACAGGCTACTAGCTGTCCACACACCACCGCCAAGAGTAGTTGCAAGGCTAAACAAGATAGCAATGTAAACACCTTTGAAAGATGTGCCGCCAATGTTTAATTCAGTCTCAGCAAGACTCACGTTTCATCGCCTTCATCACAATCAGTTTGATACATAAAGCAATTAAAGCCCAAGGCTGTAGGGCCACTGTTATAAAACATGCTTTCATAACCAGTGTTTAAAATAGTTGCTTCAGTTGCGTAAATGTCTAAGCCATAATTACCTTGGCCGTTTAGATAAATACTGCTTACTGTATCGCTTGAAGCCCAAGCCAACTCAACAGCTTGATTTGCAGAGCTATAAGTTAGAGCGTTATCTTCAATGCGAGTATTGTTTTCTTTTGCCCCTGCATTCAAAAATGAGATGGCTTCTGGGTTTCCTGCTACAGCCAAGAAAGCTCCTGCGGCATTGGCGTGGTTTTCAATATCGTCAAGACTCTGGTTGTAGGTATCAGCATCATCTTGACTAACAGACAGATCATTCTGAGCTACATAGTCTTGG